TGATGACCTGCCGACCTTTCTTGTCGAAATGGCCTTTCGCGTCGCCCATTTCCATGAGTGAAACGGATCGGATGATTCCGTTCTCAAAGTCGATTTGCTCGGTTTCGAGCGCTGTGAAGTAATGCTTTTTGGAAGTTCCCATGGCGAAAGATTTTTCGTTTTGTATCTTCTCGGATTGCCGATCAAACCAATCTCTGGCCGGTTGCGGATCGAGCGGATCGATGCCCCACAAGAAATGCGCCACTGCGCCAGCGGCTGGATAGTCCTTGTCCTGCGGGTTGCTATTGTTAGGTGAATCCAAGTCAACTTTGTGCCTGGCGTGCCAGGAGCTGGCTTTGATGATCTTCTCTTCGCTCACTTCGCCATCGGCCATTTTGCGTGCCGCATCCTTCGTGCCTTCGGTAAGGCCATCCCCGCCCTTGCCTTCCCGGAGCAACTCCAGCCCGCGTTTTGCCGCGTCGATAATGTATTGAGGGGCTTCCATTATTTCGTGGCCTTCGGGTGCTTCTCTGGAAGCAAGTCAAAATCGGTAGTGTATTTCTCGTTCTCAGGTCGTCCGTTTTTCAGGAGGTAGAGGTAGGCGTTCACGCGAGCGAATGCCCATTGTGATGCGGATTTTACGACCGGCGAATGTGATCCAACGAATGCGCCAAGACCGCGCTGAAAAACGGACTTCAGCGCTCCGAGAGTCGCTCGCCCGTTGCGCGTGTTGCTATCCTTCTCGTTGAACTCGTCAGCCTTGTTTTGCAGTGTGACCTCCTGCTCTTTTGTGACCTCTGCTCCACGCTTGCCGGATGCGTCGCCCTTCGCGGTGCCCTTGCCCTTCGGGTCTTTATTCGGGGTGTCGCCTTTCGGAGCCTTGTCGGACGCGACGATTGCCCCTCGCTCACCGACCTTTGCGAAATGAACTTCGTTTTGGTTGGCGGAGAAATGCTTTTCATCTTTGAAAAGCTCTGAAGGATCAAATCCCAAAGTTGATGCTACAGCATTTTTATAATCCTCTTCGGCATCTTCGGAATCCTCTGCCTCATCATGCGGTGAAGGCACTGAAGCATTTTTTCTCCAATCAGGGCCATCGCTTTCCCCAAAAGACACGTTAATTGGTAGTCCTGTTATTTTCATGCGGATTTTTTCAATTTGATTGCATCAAAAATTATCGGGTTGATGTAGCTTTCCAAAGCCTGTTGAGGTCGGTTGCCAAGGACACGGGAAACCTTAATGGCGATGTCCTTGATTATGGCTTTTCGTTCATCTTCCCCATTTACGTTGATTACTCCGCCAATTAGATTTGTGGCCAATTCGTTGGCGCGAATTGTTCGCATATCTTTGGGAGAAAAACCTCCGCCGCCAAGCGTGCCCACGTATTTAGAAACTTTATCATAATCGGTATTAAAAATTTTCCCTGTATCGCCTGACTTTGCTTTTCGTTCCAGCAGCATTGCGGAAAGGTTTGAATCAGAAACCTTGTGATCGTGCCAAACACCTTCTTTTCCCATGAACCGGAGGTTTGCTCTTCCATCCGGGCTTTCAATGATGTGACGACCTTCTAGCGTGGTGGCTCCGTGGGATTTCAGCCAATATCCAGCGTCTCCCATACTTTCTCCGCGCTGAATGCGGTTGGCAATTTCTGCCCTTGCCCCTTCATCACGAATCGTGATTTTAGAATCGCCTACGGTAAGTGTAACTTTTGGAGGGCCCTTTGATTGTGGAGTAAGCGTGAAATTATTAGTTGATACGGGTTTTGCCCAAAGCGATTTGTTACCTTTGGTATCTTCCTCACTTCCGGGGCGGGTTGCCTGCGCGGACATTAACCATGCGGCATCTGCCTGCTCCTTGTTTTTGCCTTGATTGCGGTCGTTTTGGATCTGTGAGCGAATGGCGTCAATTTTTCCAACTCCTTCGTTAGTCCTTGCCCATTTAATCGCGGCATTTCGCTTTTCAAATTCTGGATTATAAACACGCTTAGTGTTTCCTTTTTCGTCTTCGCTAATAGCCCAAACGTCGGAATTTTTATCGGTTGCCAGACGAATGTTGTAAGAATACGCGGGCGGAATCATTCCGGGCTTAATGAAATCTGGGGCTGGTTTGCCTTCAATTGTAATTTTTGATTCTTTGCCAGAACCTTCACGAGTCGCCGCAACAAGATTTCCTATAGATGCTCGCTGACTTCTGCCAGATGATGATTTGTTTCCTCCGGGTCCAAATTTTCCATCATCAGCGCGTTTGTGTTTTGATTCATCAAATGGAACATTTGATTTAAAACACTTAGAAGAGAAATACCTCTCTTGGATGTCGGAAGGCAGCTTGCTCTTGTCGAACTGCCCTTTTTCGATGATGGCGTATGCGATTGCGTATGCCTCCCGATCGCCCTTGCCGCTGGCTTTGAGCGCTTCGGTTAACGCGTGGCGCTCATCCCGTTTTTTGGCTCGGGTCTCCTTCGACTCGCGGTCGGCAACTGGCTTTTTTGGCTTGTCCTTGTCCCTGCGTTGGCGGCGGTCTTGAAGCTTGTCGAGACTCGCTTGATGCTGTGCCAGGTAGGCATTGGCTTTGTCCAGCTCTACGCGCAGGCGTTGCAGCGCTTCCGGGTTTTCGCCGTTGGCGAGGTCGGCGATTCCCTCCCTGATATCCGCCACCCAATCGGTGCCGAATTCTACGTTGTCCCGCTCTTCGTCGATCTGAGCGTCGATGGATTTGTCAGACTCGCGATATTCTTTGCGTGCCGAAAATTCCTTCGTTGGATCTTCGGCGATCGAGGTGCTTTCCGAGGTTGCGGTCGGGGTCGTTGGTCCGCTGCCGAAGATATCGAAGATTTCCAGCCCTGCCTTTTCTGCGGTCGCCTTTTTAATCAGTGCCCAGCGCGCCATCGATGTCGCCACCGATTCCGGGTCTTGCCCGTTGTCGACCCAGTGCTTCATCGGATCAAGCAAGCCGTTCTGATATAGGTTGACGGCGGCGCTGGCTTCCCTGCCGAGGTCCGGCTGCGGATGCGGACGATAGCCCCAGCGGCCCCGATGGATGATCGAGAGTTTCGATGCCGGGAAAATGCCCTTCGCCGTTGCGTCGAAGAGCATGGCGTTTTTAATCCTGTTCGCGTGCGGTGCGAGAACTAGCTGGAAACGCTCGAAGGTCGCCTTCGCCATCTCGGATTCCAAGCGGCTGGAAACGCCACCGAGGGCGGATGCATCGAGGGCGAACGAGTAGGGCAGATCGTAACTCATCGCCACGAACTTGAGAAGCTGGGTCATCAGCCATTGCTCTTCGCTTGATGGCGATGAGCTGGCAGGAAACTTGATGTCGGTCCCGGCGGCCAGGTGGTTAATTTGGCCGAATTGGATGTCCTGTTGAAGACCGGTGGCATCGCCGGGGAAAAGGTTCGTAGCGTATGCATCCATCGCGCTGCTGCCTGCCAATGCGCCGTTGGAGTTTGTAAAAACGGTTAGCGCGCTGGCCAGCTTGGCTTTGCCTTTAACGAAATCGATCATCTCGTAAAGGTCCCGCAAGTTCTGGATGGCGGTCGCGAGGATCGATACTCCCCGGTATTGATCGATCCGCATCGGGTCCGTTAAATGGACGAAATCGGCCGCAGGGACATCGATGGGATTGTCATAGGTGTTCGTGGTCATCGACCGGTGAAACACGCGGAACGAATCGATTTGGCCGTGCTCGCCGATGTTCAGCCCAGAGACGTAATCGTTTGAAACGACATTCTGGTAAATGCCGCCGATACGGTCCGGCTCGATCGCTTGGATCCTAAATGGAAGCTGAACTAGCTCATCCTCGGACATGTCCGGGTGCGACCCTGGGCGTTGGAATGCAAACCCGTAATCCCCGCCGCGATTGCAGCCGAGAACGGCAAACTCCAGCATTCGGTAAAAATCATACCGACGGGTGATGTCGCAATTTAGGAAGGCATCCTCGATCAGGTATTCCTCGATTTCCTTATCGAGCATGGTGTCACCGGTCTGCGCGTGGTAGCTATTCGGCGTGACGTAGCTCGCGAATTTGCGGTTCAGCATCTTGGCCGGCGCGAAATTGCGTTCCATGTCCTCAGCCTCGCGCATGAGCTGCAGGCGATCGCGCTGAACGTCGAACGAGTTTGGCGACATGTTCTGCGGGGCGGTTCCCCGGCGGCTGTCGGCGATGGCACCGTCGTATCGGAACTGGTGGAGCACGCGGCGAGCGGCCAGGCGCTTGAGTCCGCGCTCTGGCGAAATCGCGCAAATCATGCTGTCGATCACACCGAGCTTCAGGTCGGATTTCATCGCGTTCCCCTCCCTACGCTAGGGTTAAAATTGGCCCGCACGTTCGTGGACCGCGTGCCGTTCAGTATCCCGAGGGCGTAAATGGCGGCGGCGAGCGTGCTCTGGCAGTCCGCTAGGGACGGGAATGAGAACGACCGGCCTGCGATGGTGTAGCTGATGCCGCGAACGGCACCGGCCACAATGGCGGCTTTGCAGGCATCCCGAATCTCGATGAGGTCGGCGGATTCCAGCCCGACCAGAGCGTTGATGTCGGCCATCAGGTTGGCCCTCCCGATGAAAAAACAGTGAATCCCGTCCCGTCGCAATGACGGGACGGGTCAAACATTCCCCGGCTAAAAAGTATGTTTCGCAACATTCTTGGCCGCAGATTCCGCGATTTCTGGCGGATGTCCAGAAAAAAACTTAGGCTGGGCTAAGTTTTTGAGATTGCACTAAATTTCGGGCGATGGTAATTGCGGGCATGTCCAACGTCATTTTCACGACAGTCGCCACAAATCAGCTCGCCTCTCAGCCTGTCGCTGCTACGCCCATTGTCCTGCGCTCGACCTCGACGGCCGACACGATGAGCGCCACCGTCTTCGGCACGATCAGCGCCGCTCCAGGATCATCGGCGAAGACTCTCACCGGCAAAATCGAGGTGCAAACCAGTGCCTCGTTTACTGCCATCACGCAGGCGATTCTTGCTTCCGCCCCCGCGGGATCAGTCACCGCGTTCGCGTCGGGCACTGCTGCGATTGGAGACATCCGTGTTGATGCGATCCCGGCGGATGGCGCAACGCTGACCATTGGTCTGACCGGATCCACTCAGGCGTATCGATTCAAAAACACCTTGGCCGCTGCCTACGATGTCAAGATTGGCGCGTCGGTCGCGGATTGCGCGGCAAATCTCAAAGCGGCGCTGAATGCCGATGGAACTCCGGGAACTGAATACTTTGCCGGAACGCTGGTGAATCCCTATCTGTTGGCGACGGTTTCCACTTCGGTGGTTACGACAACTGATAGGATCGCTTGCGACCGGCAACTCGAGTGGACCTTTACCGAGTCAGCATCGAACTTTGCAAAGCGGGTGCCGCTCGGCGGAATCGATGGCCTGGCACTGTTCTCGTTCGCGGCAGGTATTACCAGCGCGGCCAATCCCCTTACGTTCTCGACCGAGGATCATCTGACTGATACTCTCCCGGCGCTCATGACCGGCACCAGTCCCTCGGTTGCCATCGGCGGCGACAAGTGCATGCTCCGGCTTTTTTCTGATAAAACCATCACCTACAAAATCCAATCCACGACGGATTTGGTGAACTTTACTGATACCACCGAGGGAACGGCCACGCTTACGGCGAACACGCTAACCCTCGTCACGCTTGCCGATTTGCATGAGTTCATCCGGTTCGTGATCGTCACGAATGCGAACACGACAAATGCAAAAATGGATGCACGGGTCATTTTCTAATCAATCGCGGGATAGTTCAGTTGGTAGAACGTCTGACTCATAATCAGGAGGCCGCCGGTTCGAGTCCGGCTCCCGCAACTTCTTCATTTCGTTTCTTGAACCTCGGTCACCGGCGTCTCTTCGCCGCCATCGCTCCAGAGGATTTCCCGCAGTCGCGAATCCATGAGCGCGCCGACGAGGCACATTTGATCGCAGTCCGTTAGGTGATTGTCCTTCTTGGATTGCGTGAACCATTGCCAAGACTTCTTGCCGTTCCTGTCGGTCTGCATTTTCTTGAACTCGACGTTCGTTTGTGCTTTGTATTCGTCACTCACATCCTGCGCCACGGTCCAGCGGTAGAGCGGTGTCATCCCGGATTTCAGCCGGTGCCACATGTTTTTGATCGGATGCTGGCACCAAAAGAAATAACGGGCTTGTCTGCGGACGCCGGACTTGCCGATCCCGACGTGACCGATGTTAACGGACGAAAACGGATAGTGCCGGACCACTCGCTGCGGTTGGTTTTGAATCATCACCGTTTCGTGATGCGGGAATGATTTCTTGCCGGTTGAGTCTCCCCATAGTCCTTGCCATCCATAGCGAACGCAGACGGCCTGCACGGCCACGGTGTCGAAGGCGATGTCCACCAGCGTGCGCCCTGGTTCCACGCCCAGCTCGATCCGCTTTTCCTCCAGTTCCTCCCATGATGTGATCCGGCCCTCGTCCACTAGCCTGCATTCCGTCGGACCGAGTGACCGGCAGACAAACCATCGGTGCGCGCCCTGGCCTTGGCTGGCTTTGCCCGCCTGGTTGTCGATCGTCAGGAACCGGGCGATCTCAAACTCATGCGGATCTTTTTTGAGATATTCGCCCTTCATCCGATCGAAAGCGGCTGCATCGTCGCTCGATGTCGGTGACTCATCCCACGCCATCGCCCGCGTTTTCTGCATGTAGTTCATGAACGGCTGGATCGCGCCCCGCTTGTAAGCGGCAACGGCTTTGAGCTTTTTGATGAGCGTCGTTGCCAGCTCGAATCCATCGTAATGGATGGAAACGGCCTCAAGGTGGAAACTCCGATGATCTTCCGATGCGTTGGGATTTGTCGCAATGTAGCGACCGAGCTTGGATTGCTCGTGCCGGAACTTCCGATCCGTCGGCCAGTCCAGCCCGCAGTGCTCGCAGTTGTAGCGAACGGTTGCCGCGAGTTTCTTCCAATCGTATTCTCCGCTCTCGCTCAGGGTTTCGCCATCGATTTGCGCGCGCAGGCGGTCCCTCGCATCGGTCATCGTCTGGAACTGGTGGCAATGCGGACAGGGAACTTGCCACTCCTCGCACGATCCGTCGCAATAGGCCAGGTCGGATTCATCCTCGAGGATCGAGCCGGTGGAGAGCGTTAGGATTTTGTAATTTTTGACGCCGGTCACGCGGTCCTCAAACGCCTTCATCATGCCCGCTTCGTAAAGGTGCGGCTCTTCCATGACGAGGGTCTTGACGCGCTTGCTGTTCGCCTTCGATGGTTTCGCTGAAATGCAGTAGAATGACAGGCCGGGGAAGACGATTTTCTGCCGGCGAACCTTGTCCTTGTCCGGCGGCAATCGCTGCAAAAGGAAATCGTTCGCCTCGATCATCGGCATGATTCGATCTTCCATTGCATCCTTCGCGTCGTCGTCGGATTGCCAGACGTAATAGTAAAGCCCGTGAGTCTCTACGATGGAATGAGCAATGTGGACCTCGCCAACGAGGGACTTTGCAGCACCGGCGGGAGCGCGAAAATCGACGCGGCGAATCTTCGGGTCTGACATGGCCCGCATGGGTTCGAGAAGCCACGGCGATTCCCCGGCCATGAATACTGGATAGCGGACCGAGTAGGGCAACTTCAGCTTGCCATCGGCCCACTCGACCAGATCGCCGGAGTGGGGAATGACGATGAGGTCGGCGAGGATTTGGCGCGGGGTCATGTCGGCAGCACCTCCCCGCACCGCGATTTCCACCGCTCGCAAAAGACCCGGTAAACGTCTGACTCCATGAGGTTCTTTGCCTCCTCCTGGCCGATGGACAGAGCGCGTGACCATTCGGCGCGGGCTTCGGCCATCGTAATCAGGTCACGTTTTTGCATGTCGATTTTTACGCGGAGCAATTCCACCTCGGCTTGGAGCTTCTGCCGCTTCAGCTCGGACGCGTCGGAAATGGTTTCCCCTTTCGTCGCCGTGTCCGGGTTCTCATCAAGCCATTTTAGGAGCGCATCCCGGTGGATCCTGTGCTCGACGAACGCTGGGCATCCTGACGCCTTGGCAACCCGCAGGATGTTTTTTGGAATGCCCCAGATGGATTCCGCCTGCGACATCGACTGGGCGGTGTCGGGGATTTTCGGCGTGGCGGATCCTTTTTTTGCCGTTTGGCTTTCGGCCTCGTCGATCAGCTTTATCTCTGCCGCTGTCAGCGTCTTTCCGCTCTTTAGCTTCTTCACGAGGTTGCCAAGGTTGGCATCCTTCATCTTCGTTGCTTGTTCGGGGGTGAGTTTCATATTCCTTTGATTGGCACCTTAATTATCGGGTTGTAATCCAAGATTGCGCGCTCCTTTTTTGATGCGCTATTTTCGTTTCCATCAAACCTTACGATCTTGCTCCCCCATTTCTTTTGCAGCGCCATCAACTGTTCCATCTCGAATTTTGCATTGCGGTATGCAGCGCATCCCCCAGCCTGCTTTGACTGCTTCACATCATAATGGTATTTGTTGAACCTCACTGCAATTCGGTATTTTTTGAGGCACTGAATTGTCATGTCATAATCCTCTTTTAGCGGCAGCGCCTCATCATATCGGCAATCGAATCCAGACAGGAAACATCCGAACGGTCCTCCGATGAATGACGTTGTGCTTATTGGCGCATATTCCCGGTAACCAAGATGGTCAGGGTTTACGTTCACGCCCCATAGCTTTGCCCTAAACTCGAAAGCGGTTTCCGTCTTCAGCGCAATCCACTTTTCTAATGATTCGGTTTGTATTTTTATTCGCTCGCCTCCCTCATGGTAAAAAATCCCTCGCATGTCGTCATCAAGAATCACCACGCAATCTGCTTTTGGTAGCTCGGTATTAAGAATGTGATTCCTAACCCGGCAGACGCTTCCCTGTATCCCCTTGGCCAAAGGGATGATTTCCGCACCTTTGTTCGCCTTGGTATATTCCCTTGACTCTGATTCATCGACGAACACTTTAGCCCATGGGATGTAATCAAGGGTCTCGACTTTTGGCCGCTTGTAGCTTGGTATGCAGATTGAAATTTTCATTGCCCTATAAGTGATTTAATTGCTTCTGAGCCGTCGATCACTCTGCCGATTCCTCTTTGCTCATGCCCCTCTTTGCTCCCCTTCCATTTCCTTGTCGGCAAATTAAAGACGGTTTCGGCTTGAAGCCAATCCACGGAATTTGTGAAGTA